GAGCTAGGGTGCCTGCGTTTTTCGAGATAAGCAATAGCGACCTTCCGAGTTACGCTTGATATATAAGACTAGCTCGTCATGGAAAAGCCAGCAGGACCTACACCTCGGCCTCTTACTCGGTACTCAACAGCTGAAGAAAAGAAGGCGTTTTACGATTACAGAAGGCAACTGCTGGCCTATCAAGAATTTGAACGAAATAGACCTTTTCGGGAAGCTGAAAAAGCTCAACAAGAAGCAGAAGCAGCTCGTCGTGGTCTTGAATCACAGCTACAAGAACAAGCTCAAATTAAAGCTAAAGCTCAAGCCGAACTAGCAGCAGCAGAACGTGAAGCAAGAATTGCTGGCAAACGAAGTGCCGCAGTTTCTACACAACTTCGTTCTCGTTCAATGCTTGAACAAGCACAACTTCAACAAACTCAAGCAAAAACTACTCAAGAAATTCAAAAGCAACAACGCGTCGCCGGTTCTACCGTAGGACAGCCCGGAAAAGTCCGCACAAAAGTGTCTTCCGGTCTTGGTATTGGCGGTTATGGTGGTAGTCGCGCTTCTCGTGTGTCACCAACCGGACTCAATATATGATCCCTTTTATTGACCCTGAGATTATCAAATATCTGGAAGAACTTTATCCAGATAAATGCCCTGATCTTAGTATGGAAGAGAAACTTATCTGGTTTACCGCTGGTCAGGTGTCGGTTGTACGTCACTTAAAAGATCAGTACAACCTCCAAGAGGAGACTAAGTATGTTTAACCTCGGCCGCCACGACGCAAAATTTGTTGAACCAGAGTTTTATGTAGATCCTCTGGACGAGCGATTTACTGGTATTAGTAATGAAATTATTCCTGCACTGCTTATTGGTGCAGCCACTGCTTATAGTGCCTATTCAGCTTCACGAGCAGCAGATCGTCAAGCACAAGCGGCTCGAGAGCAAGCTCAAGCTCAACGCGAAGCAGCTCTTGCTCAAGTTCGTCAGATGCAAGCTGATGCTGAGCAGCGTTCAAGAGAGTTTCAAGCTTCTATTGAACAAAGCCGAGCACAAACTGCACAAGCAGTTCAAGCAGCTCAGATGGCACAAGAAAGTGCTATGCGGCAGGTTGCTCAACAAAAGTCTTCTTCTGCTCTAGCTCTCCAACAGCAACAGCTGCAAGCTGCTATGCAACGTCAAGCAATGGCTGCTCCTGTTGGCTCAAAAGTACGTCGTCGGGTTGGTACGCCGCAGGCACTTCGTACTAGTTTAGAGATACAATCTTCTATTGCTGGTACCGGAGGCAGTGGGCTCGGTATCAGCTCTGATACGACAACTGGAACTGGTGGTCTGAATGTCTAATGCTGCGGCTCGTTATTCGGCCCTAGAGCCGGAGAAGACTATTTACCTTGATCGCGCTATTGAGTGCAGTAAGTACACTCTGCCGACTCTTATTACCGATAACGACCGCAGTACTGGCAAGAACATTTACACCAAGATTGCTACTACCTACCAAGGTCTTGGAGCTCGTGGTGTAAATAACTTAGCAAGCAAACTTCTGATTGCTTTGCTGCCTCCTAACCAAGCTTTCTTTCGTCTTTCAGTAGACGATATGAAGCTCCAAAAGGAGCTGGATAACTTTAAAGAACTTCAATCGCAGTTCGATCAGCAGCTGTCCCTGATGGAACGTTCCGTGATGCGGGACATTGAAGAGTCAGGTGATCGCACTGCACTGTTTGAAGCGCTGAAGCACCTTATTATCGGTGGCAACGCGCTGCTTTACGTTTCCGAAAATGGTACCAGGGTATATCCACTCAAGTCGTTTGTACTTAATCGTGATCCTGAAGGAAACATCCTTGAGGTTGTTGTCCGTGAAGAGGTCAACCCTGAGGTTCTTCCAGAAGGTATCTCTCCTAAGAAAGTTGAAGGTGGCTTTGTAGATAAAACTGTTTTCCTCTACACCCACGTCAAATGGGATTACAAGAAGGATCGTTGTAACTGGCAGCAAGAGGCGTACAACAAGCCTGTTGGTAAGCCTGGTTCTGTTCCTATCGACAAGAGCCCTTGGATTCCTCTTCGTATGTTCCGTGTGGCTCACGAAGCCTATGGACGTGGTTACTGCGAAGAACTGCTCGGTGACCTGAAGAGCCTTGAATACCTCAGCAAAGCGATTGTCGAAGGTTCAGCTGCAGCAGCGAAGATCATCTTCCTCTGCAATCCAAACGGCACGACTCGTCCTGACGCTCTTGCTCGGGCTGCCAATGGATCAATTGTGGCAGGCAACCCAAATGACGTGGCTCCTCTGCAAATGCAGAAGCAAGCAGATCTCACGGTTGCTCTCAATACCATTGCAAGGATCGAGCAACGCCTGAGCTTTGCGTTCCTTCTTAACAGTGCCATTCAAGCGGGTGCTTCTGGTCGTGACCGTGTGACGGCTGAAGAGATACGAATGGTTGCACAGGAGCTTGAGGCAGGTCTTGGCGGCATATACTCCATCCTCAGTGTGGAGCTACAGCTTCCTCTGGTTAACCGCAAGATGGCTTTGATGGAACGTCAAGGCCGTCTACCTAAGCTTCCTAAGGACATTGTTAAACCTCAGATCACCACTGGTCTTGACGCCCTCGGTCGTGGTAACGACAAAGCCAAGCTTATCGAGTTTCTACAGACCTTGGCCGGAACATTGGGACCGGAAGCTATGGCACGGTTTGTTAATAGCCGAGAGCTTATTACTCGTCTTGCTGCTTCTGACGGCCTTGATACGTACAAACTCATCAAGAGCGAAGAAGAACTTATGGCAGAAGAACAGCAACAAGCTATGATGATGCAGCAACAAATGGCTATGCAAGATCCAAACAACGATCCTGCTAAACAAGCCGCACTAGTTAAAGCTGAAAATGACTCAATCCGGGCAGAGCAAGAAGCCGCTATCGGCGGCCAGTGAAGAGCCTAAAGCAGTAGAAGCTCCGGCTCCTAAGAAGGAAGAGCCCAAGTCCAAAATGGACCTTCTCATTGAGCGTCTCCGTAAGGAGAAGCCTCAGATTTATGAGCAGTATGTTCAGGCTGCAAAGAACCGTCGGCCTGTTTGGATCTATCCTGATCTGACCGTTCGTATTGGTTGATCATGGAAGTCGTTGCTAATGGTGTGTTGGCTCCTGAAGAAACAGGACCATACAGCGAGCAAGATCTGCAAGCTCTCCAAGAGAGTGAACAGCAAGAACAACAAGAGGAACTAATCGGTGGCAAATTCAAATCTGCCGATGATCTTCTTCAGGCTTACCAAGAACTTGAAAAGAAACTTGGAAGTCGTTCTGGCTACGAAAGGGCAGATGAACAACTTGAAGAAGACTCTGTTGAGGAAGACCAAGCAGCTGACGTTGCTGTCCTTTCTCAAGAAGAAGAAGCCACCATTATGGAAAGTATTGGTGGAAAGGAAGCCTTTTCAGCAGTTCAAGAGTGGGCTCGCGCAAACCTTGATCAAGCTGAACTCGATGCTTACAACCGCGAAGTAAATAGCGGTGACTACTACAGAGCTCGTAACGCATTGCAATCACTGCAATATGCGTACCAAGACAACGTAGGTAGTGAGCCTGATTTGATTGGCGGCAAGCTTTCTGGAAATAGTGCTGACGTGTTCCGCTCTACCCAGGAAGTAATGGCTGCTATGAACGATCCTCGCTATTTAAACGACACAGCTTATACGCAAGACGTACAAGAAAAGTTGTATCGCAGCGACGTTCTCGGCCCTACGGGTTAATATTTACATAGCGAACGTGTCATTGTTGCCGCTGAGGCGATAACAACAGTCGAGGCGAACGCGACTAACAACCAACTAAAACTTAGAAATGCCTGACTTTGCATCTCTTAGCCGGTTGGGTAGCGTAAACAGCGTTCAGTTCAACGCTGGGTCTGCCGCCGGTAACTATGAGCGTGAAAACGCCAACTTTCTGAAACTGTTCTCTGGAGAAGTTCTGACCACCTTCGCTCGCGAATCGGTGTTCAAGGACCTCACCATGAAGCGCTCGATCTCTTCGGGCAAGAGTGCCAGCTTCCCCATCACGGGACGCTTCAGCAGCCGCTTCCATCGTCCTGGTGATTGGATCACGGGCCAGGGCAACAAAGGAATGATCGGTGAAAAGATCATCACCATTGATGACCTGCTGATTGCTGATGCTTCGATCTACGACCTTGATGAAGCCAAACTTCATTGGGACGTGAGGAGCATCTACAGCACCGAGCTGGGCCGCGCTCTTTCTCGGGCATATGACCAGCGCATTGCTCGTACCCTTCTGACTGCTTCTGAGTCTGACGGTCGCGTTAAGGATTGGGAGTCCCGTAACTTCCAAACTGCTGGCGG